CTACATCTATTCCTGGTTGTATAAATTTTTGTGCCAAACCAAGTAATGCAATTAATGCTGTCATTCCAATTATTATACCGCCTATAAGTAAAACACTTTTGCCTATAGAATCTGTTTTTAATAATTTAGGAACAATAGCCATAGTTAAACCGAATGCTAATATTCCTCCTGCTATAAACATAAAGGCTACACCTATACCTCTAGCATTATCAATAGCATCTTTTGAATTCCCTTTTCCTTTTCCTGTAAATTTTCTATCTCCTATAGCTGTCATTGTTGATAGTATAAGTATAGATAAAGCAACTCCTGATATAATTAGTAACATAGCAGCCCCAACACCTAATACTGATGTGCCTAATAGTGCTGCAGAAGTTGTCATTGCTAATCCAAAGCTTAATATGCCACCAGATATAAACATAAGTGCTATACCCATATTTCGTGCATTATCTATAGGATCTTTTGCACCCTCTGTAATACCAAACTTTTTATCACCAACAGATGCTACACCAGTAATTATAAGCATTGATAAAGCTACAGCGGCAACAGTACCTATTAATTTTAATCCTACGCCAGCAACTGTAGTGCCTAATAATGCTGCTGCAGTAGACATTCCTACGCCAAAACTTAAAATGCCTCCTGCAATAAACATAAGTGCCACACCCATATCTTTTGCACTAGTAACTGCATTTTTAGTATGCAAGCCTTCAGTTTTTGGTGATAACATGCCTCCAAATTTTTCGCCTGCTGAAGAAATTCCAGTAATTATAAGCATTGATAGTGCAACTGCTGTTGAAGCTAAAACCACATAACCAAGAACACCCATAGGTGAAACTCCTAATAAGGCTCCAGCAGCAGACATTCCTGCTGCAAATAAAAGAAATGCTCCGCTAAGGAATATTAAGCCTACTGCAGTTTCTTTTAATGCTCCCGCAAATGCAAATATTTGAACAGATTTTGATTTTTTCTTTGGCCCATCATTATACTTATCTAAATTTGTAATAATCTTATTAAGTTTTCCTAAATTAAAATTATTAATTTCTTTATTAAATGCAGAAATATCTTTTGAAGAAGTTTCTAATGTTTTGGAAACCGCTAATAATCCCTTTGATATATTTGTAAAATCAGATTGTTTAATAGTTTTTATTGTATGTAAAGAAGCTAAACTATTTGATAAATCGGTGATTATGTTTAAATCTTCTTTTTTACTTCCACCTGTTATATCTGTTATAAACGTTTTAATCGATTCACCTATGATTGCTAATGTATTTTTTAAAGTATTGGCAATTTCTGAGGAATCTTTTCCTTTATATGTTGATAATGATAATAATTTTTGTAAAAATTCTGAAAATGAATTTTTTGCTTTATTATCAATTTCACTGAACATTTTAATACTATTAACTAATTCTGTATATGAATGTGAAATAGATGCAATAATTTTACGTGTTGATTCACTTTCACTATTATCTAAAATGTTTATTTTAATATTATCAAAAAATGTTGTAATATATTCTGTAGCTTTAGTAAGTCCTGTAAAATCTTTAACCTTTTCAAATTTTCCTATAGATGAAATAATATTATCAAGTGAATTATATAAATTTTCTGATACATCATTAATTGTTGATAATTTTTCAAGAGAAATTATGCTATTAATAATTTTTTCTATAGAAGTTTGTGATTCTATAGAAATTCCATCAGCCTCTTGTGCAAAAGTTTTAAGAGAAGTACCTATAGATGATATAGATTCTGAAAGTGTTGATTTTTTATCTATTTTAATATTTAATAATTTTTCAATAGAATCAATCATAGGAGTTATTCCTGAAAAATCTGGTACTATAATTTCAATAGAAGATAAAGCTTTAAGTAAATCTTTAAGCCCTGTTATATCAATATTTTTAATTTTTGATAATTTAGATAAAGATTCAGTTGGTAAATTATTTAAAGATTCAATGGCTATACGTACATTACTTAAATCGGGTATATTAGTAACTTGTATATTAGATAAAGTTTTAAGTAACTCATTAAGTTTTGTTGCATCAAAATTACCTATTTTTCCTAGAGATAAACCCGTTAAACTTTTTAATGATTCAAGACTTGGGCCTATATTTGAAAAATCAGGTATATTAGTAATTTTAACTTTAGATAATTCATTAAGTAAATTTGTAAAACCAGCGATATCAAAATTATCTATTTTACCCAAAGTTATGCCAGATAAACTTTTTAATGATTCAAGACTTGGTGCTATACCTGAAAAATCAGGCATACTAATAACTTTAACTTTAGATAATTCATTAAGTAAATTTGTAAAACCACTTACATCAAAATTACCTATTTTTCCTAAGGAAATTCCCGATAAACCTTTTAATGATTCAAGACTTGGTGCTATACCCGAGAAATCTGGAATATTTGTAATGTTTATTTTAGATAATTCATCAACAAAGGTTTTAATGCTTATTAATTTTGCTGTATCTAAATCTGGTAAATCTTGTAAATCTTGTAATGATTTAAGACTAGAAAAATCTGGAATGTTTATATTAATAGAAGATAACTCTTCTATCATAGATTTAATATTATTTATTTCAGTTACATCTATTTTTGGAAGAGAATATCCAGAAATTTTCTCTAATGATGTAAATAAAGGTACTAAATTTGTAAAATCTTGAGATTTAATTTCTATCGAATTTAATCCTTCAATTAATGTTTTAAGATTAATTATATCAATATCTATAGGTGAAAAGGAATATTTTGATAATTTTTCTAATATATCTAACATTGGAATTATACCAGAAAAATCTTGTGGTTTAATACGTATTGAATCTAATCCTTCGATTAATGATTTAATTCCAGATATATCAATATCTATAGATGAAAGTGAATATTTAGAAATATTATTTAATGCCTCTAACATAGGCATAATACCAGAGAAATCTACAGTTTTAATTTTAATAGATGATAAATTTTCAACTAAGTTTTTAAAACCTGATATATCTATAATTCCTATCGGTGAAAAAGAATATTTAGATAATTTTTCTAAAGATTCAAACATAGGAATTAATCCAGATAAATCTTGCGGTTTAGCTTTTATTGAAGAAATACTTTCAACAGTATTTTTTAGCCCATGTACATCAATATCTTGTATAGGTTTTATAGAAAATTTTGATATTTTTTCTAAAGATTCAAATATAGGTAAAATATTTGAAAAATCCGTTCCCTTAATAGTTATAGAATTTAAACCCTCAATAGTATTTTTTAATCCTTGTACATCAATATCTTGTATAGGTTTTACTGAAAGATTTGATATTTTTTCTAAAGATTCAAATATAGGCAATATATCTGAAAAATTTGTTCCTTTAATAATTATAGAATTTAAACCCTCAACATTATTTTTTAATCCTTGTACATCAATATCTTGTATAGGTTTTACTGAAAGATTTGATATTTTTTCTAAAGATTCAAATATAGGCAATATATCTGAAAAATTTGTTCCTTTAATATTTATAGAATATAATTGTTCAATAGTAGTTTTAACACCTTGAATATTAATATCTTGTATAGGCTTTATAGAAAGTTTTGATATTTTTTCTAAAGTTTCGAATATAGGTAGGATGTTTGAAAAACTTGTCCCCTTAATAGTTATAGAATTTAATTGTTCAACTAAATTTCTTATATTTGATATTTCATTAATTTTAATAGATGAAATATCTTCAATTAATTTTTTAATATTTGATATATCAATACTTTTAAATTCGGGTACAGAATAATTGGATATTTTATTAAGTACTTCAAACATTGCAGCAATTCCAGAGAAATCTTGGCCAGTTTTTATTGAGGATATATCTTCAACCAATGTTTTAATTGTAGAAATATCAATAGTTCCCATTGATGCTAAAGAATCGCTTATATTAAGTAAATTTTTAAACACATCTGCAACTGTATCAAATTGTCCAAGATCTTTAAAATCTGATGACATTGATATAATATCATGAATTGCTGATTTAAACGCATCAATTGGTTTTCCTGAAAAATCTAAATCTTTATATACTCCAAAAAATAATTGTAACGCTTCACCTATATTTGTAAGTGCTTCTGAAAATATATATGAACTTTCTGCTGCTGATTTATCATTATAGATTGATAATGAAAATAATTCATTTACAAAGTTTTTAAGTGCATCTTTTTCTGGTCCTGATATTTTTCCAAATTTCTTAATACCTATTGATAAATTATCCAGTGAATTAGATATAATGGCTAAAGCATGTGAAGTAGTATAAGCTGCATCAGTTGCAGAAACATCTTGAAAAATAGATTGTGATAATAATTCCTGTACAAAATCTATAAAAGATCTTTTAACTTTTTTGGGAATTAAAGAGAATATAATCAGGTTCTTTGATATTTGAGGCAGGGAACTTGCCAAAATACGTAGCGAATCTCCAGTATCTCTTATTTGTTCAGAAGACTTTTTATTTCCTACTAAATTATTTAAATCGGTACTTACACCTGCTGTTGCAGTTTTGGTAGGTTTGGAAGGTTGTTGCGGTTTTTCAATGGTTACGGTTGTTTTCTCGCCCTTTTTAGATGAAGCACTTTCTTGTAAATTACGTTCAACCCTGTGCATAGTTGAATCTATATGTCCTAATACTTCTACTACTTGTGCAAGTAATTGCGCAGATGTCTTCATTAAATATTTACTTTTATTTATATATCTATAAAAATAAAAAAAGACGCTAAACTAGCGTCTTTAAAATTTAGGTGTTTCAAACTTTGGAACTTCAAATTTTGGAGTTTTAAAATTTCCATAATCTGATGAAGAAGGGAGTTTAGATTGTTTATCAGAATCCCTTCTTTGTTTATCATATTCTTTATTTTCTCTATCTATATGTTCCTCATATTCTGTAATTAAAAATTGAATTCTATAAAATTCTAAACGTTCTAATTCTGATGGAGGGATGTGAAGTTTAAATGAAAAAATAAACTCAATTTTATTCCAATTGTCCAAATGGATCTGAAATAAGGAAAAGAGATTTAATTCCGCCTTGAAAGTTTAATGGAGCTATTTGCTCCGTACCCCCGTCATCATAAAATCTGACGATAGGATCAATTGTATCACTAAACAATTTCTTAACATGAACTAATAGTGATATCGTTCCTATGTCCCACTTATGTGAATCTTCTACAAAATTAGAATAAGAATCTTCAGTTAATCCTCTCCAATTTCTAATAATAAAAGGAGCAAATGCCAAATAATCCTCATCTATAAATTCGCCAGAACGTTGTCTACGAATAATATAGTTTTTAATCCATTGGGTAACTCCTACACTTGGAATATCTAATTTAAGAGGTTTCTTAGAAGTTTTAAATTTTAAAACAAAACATCTTTCAGTTTCATCATAATATTTCATTAAAGTAGGATCCATTGTGATATAACTAATCATTTCCTTTGTAACATCAATTTTCTTTTTGTCAGAAATAGTTACTTGAAGTTTATTTTCACCATTTGGAAATGTTAATTCATGAATAGCTAATAAGATATAAAATCTATCAACTTCCTTAATATCTTTCCATGATAAATAAGCTCCTTCAGGATTTTTTGATTTAATAGTTACACAGCGTTCAATAACATAATTTAACATATCATCTAAAGCAGAAAGATCTTCTTCTTGCAGTGTTGACCAATGCCTAATTTCTCCTCCTGTGGCTGAACGAATTGCTAAATCTGTATCTTCGGGATAAAATAATCCCATTGTTGGGAGTTCATCCATCTTAAGTGGAATCCAACCTAATTGATTTCCTATTGGCATTTCTGGTTTATCCCATGGTAATGCTGCTTTTGGTATATCAACTAATTTTGGACCAACTTGATTTGTTGTATTAGAAGTTCCTTCCTCTTCTTCTACGTATTCTTTAAGAATTTTTTCTTGATCTTTTTTATCAGTCATATTAAAATTATTTTATTTTATATATCTTAATATACCGAAAAACCATTAAAGTTTCATAAAAAAGAAAGAATTTTACATTCGTGTTTGTATTAAAAATTTATCAATAGAATCTTCAAATGGATTAATAGTTTTAAACCCGATAGGCTTTTTAGTTAAATATCTATGCGATCTCAAAATTGTTTTAAATATACTAATTGCAGCTAGAGGAGATTGAGTAAAAATAGATAGTAATTCATCAATATATGATGAAAATTCTTCTGGAGTAAACTTATAATTTTCAGGCGGTAAAATACGAGAAAAATCAGGTTCCGATTGATTTTTTTCTGGTTCTTGAATCTGTGTAGGAACATATTCTGGAGAATACATATTTGTTCCTGTATCTGAATATACCCATTCATTTAAAGTTTCATCAATAGATTTTGCTTTCATATAATGATTTTATTTATATATTTAAAATAAAAAAAGGGAGAATTAATTCTCCCCTTAAATTTCTATTATGAATTTTTAATTATACAATAGTTTCATCCCAATAATCAACTGCAAGTGTAAATCCTAAAATTTTATAATTTTCATTTGATTGATAATCCATTGCAACTTCTGGTAAAGCTGAAATAGGGAATACACTATAACATTTCCATTGCCAGAATGGTCTAGCTGCTCTATCATACATAGTAATTAACATCCAAGGAGCAACATAGTCAGCTTTAAGACCCATTCTACCTGTTAAAGGATCATAAGCCAAGTCACACCATTTACGGAATGTTTTAACTATATATGCACTAGGCGTTCTATCTATGTTAACTTCGAAATCTATTGCAAGGTCCATAGTAGTTTGATCGGGTTTTGCGCCTACAAATCTTCTTTGAGCCCATTTATAGTTCTGAACCATAGGAGTGGTTGGGAATCTGTGTGAAACCAATCCACCTATCTTTTGAACATTCTCAAGTAATAGATTAGATTGTTCATCATTTATACCCAATGACTCTGGAAGTTGAATCTGTATGGTAAAAAGATTCAAATATACTGGTTCATAGTTTTCCTGTGATGCACGTGAATTTCTAAAGTGTGCTAATCCAAAGGTACCTTGACTTTTAAAATCTGCCATATCGTTTTATTTATTTTATTTTTATTATATTAGAATACAAATCCTCCTGTACTGATACCTGAATTAGAATTAACAGTAATTCTGTTAATAATTTTGGTAAGACCACCAGTTATCCATACGTTTATATCAATTATTCCAAAACCTTCTGCTATTAATTCTGCTGGGTTGTTTGTTTCGTCCATAACTACGTCATATTTAGTTAAAGCACCTGCATCTTTAGTAGTTTCAAGAATTGGGGTTATTGAGTTTATTATATTTAATCTTGTTACAGGATTGTTGAAGTCAAATATGTAATTTTTAAGTACTTCTTCAACTTGTATTTCAATAGAGTTAAGTAATTCTCTAACATGTAGATTATTAAATTCAGTTTTAAGGTCCTGATATGCAGTAGCATTGGAATAAATCATTGTTTGTCCAGTTGAACTTCTTTCAATAATTGAATTATATCCAAAAGGCTCAAGATAATCTCTATCTGTTTTGTCAATCATGAATTCTACTCCAACAAGATTTGGGTTAACAAGAACACCATTTCTGTTAGCTACGATTGCAAATGGGTTTCCACCTAAGAATTTTTTAACATATGCATTTGCTACGTCTGCTGCGGGTGGAACATCCATAAGTCTTCCATTTTCATTATACTTAAGATATGGTCCAAATACTCCGCAGTATTTTGCACCTAATTGCTCATTTGGTAATGAGAATCTAAATGATCTTGGCATATCTGGGTTTCCTCCTGCAGGAATCCATTCTGTACTAAACGCAGGGATAATACCGCCTTCTATAAATGTATCACAGAAATAAGGATCTTGTGATTGAGCAAATTGAGATATTGCTGGTGCATTTAAAATAGCTGTACATTTTCCACGTAATTTAGCAAGTGCTGAAAGATAAGACTTTCCACCCATATCTGCTGCTAATCCATAAGCCATTGTATCAACAATGTAACGATAATTAATCATATCAACGTTAATTAATCCTCTTTCAATTCCAGAATCTGCTAACATTGAATATATTTTAGAAACTCCTGCTTCAGCATCTGCTGCTCCAGTTATTGAGAATCCTGGTAAATGCTTATTAGTAAGTGTTAAACCTGTTAAAGGAATAAATTTATATACTGAAGCTATTGAAGGATCATCGATTGTTTTTTGAACTGTTACTGTTCCAGCTGTTACTTCTTCCGCTGTATGAATAATATATCCTGAAGCATCATAATATTTTTGAGTTATATATGTTAATCCAGGGATAATTCCGGTACCACCAGTTTTTGTAATTAAAGTACCAACTGTAACTTCTGTGGCATCTGCTGATGCATCCATAATAAATGATCTTCCAGTTGTATCACCATCTGGCCATGCAGTAATATCAACATCTGTATGTAATACGTTATTAGATACATTAATAGTATAACTCATAAATGATGTTGAAATATTGGTAGTTTGACCTGATAATTCATGTCCTACAAGGTCTACTACATTGGTAGCAGTTACGTAAAGTCCTGTAGTAGGATTAAGAGTTTGCCAAACACTTGTAGTTGCATTCCACTGTAATTGATCTAAAGCTTGTTGATTAACATTTAATAAAATTCCAGTAATTGGAGTTGCTGAATTAACAATGCTTTCAATATATTGTTCTACACCTGTTTTATCAATAAAATCAGGAATAATAGTTCCAGTCCAAGATGCCATTAAGTTAATTTGACCAGCATTCATAAAATTGTTTAATTGTGCTGGTATAATACCATCTGCGGTAAAGAATTGTGAGTAATAAGGATCAGTAGATAATCTACTATAATCTGTCCAATCACCTTCAATTGCAACGATTTGAATAAAATAATCTGCAATATAATCATAAGGACGAATCCATTGATAAGGAATATTTGCTGCTCCACTGTACCAGTCAATAGCATAAGTTTTATATTGATTTACATCTTGTGCTTTTCTAACAATAAATGAAACTGTTTTTGTTCCAACGTTTCCAAGTTGTAATAATGGAGCGTTATATGCGTTAGTTGCAGCAGTATGTGCTACTATTGCTGATTGTAGAAAATCAGAATCTGGAGTCCAAAATCTTTGACGATTAAATAAGTTAACAAATAAGTCTGTTGAAGAATCAACTGCTACTGAGCTAGAATCGATTTGTAAACCAATTATATCAACTGTATCTAATGTTGAAGCATCTGTTTTTAACAAACTAATTGCAAACACTGGTGATGTTAACAAACAAGTTTTAATGGATCTGTGAAAAAATGATCCTTTTCTTTCAAGTTTACTATCAAGCACCCCGTAAAATTTTTCAAGGTCTCTAGTGGATCTTATGAATACTGGTGTATTAAAAGGCCCTAGTGCTGAAAATCCAGGAACCAATCTCAAAGATTGAGTTGTTACAACAATACGTTCTGAATTATCAATTTCAACAGTGTAAACGCCTGCTGACTTGAATTGGGTTAAATCTAATGCAATTTTTGCCATATTATTTCTATTATTTTTATTCTATTTATTTTACTCAATTTTGAAAATAATTGCCACTTTTATTTATATATCAAAAATATGATTGGCGAATTTTAACTTTTTATTGTAATATAGGTATATGTTTTATTATATATTCAGCAAAAAAATATGTATTTTATCTGTTTTGCCACGGAAATGATGTTATACCTTTATTGAAAGTAGAACTAGGAGTATATTTAGGCATGTTTTGTAAGGCTGCAGGCATATTTTGTAAGGTTCCAGGTGTATTTAATGGATTTTTAGGTGGGGGATCGTCGCCAAATAATGCAGTAAAACTATCATCACTAAGTTCCGATGATTCTGTATGTCTTTCAATTAAAGCAAATATTAATTTTTTGGTTGGTGATTCTTCCATTTCATCAATGAAATCAAAAAGCCAGTCTTCATAATCTTTAGCATCATATAAATGAGAAATATTTACTGCACTCATAACTATGTCATCATGTGTTCCTAAACCTTTCCATTTCCCATGTTTATTTTTTCCAAAAGCTTTAAACTCTCTTATAGTTTCAAATTCATTTATAATCATAATTTTATCTCGAACTAATTTTTTCCCCATTTTACAGAAAAAATCTTTATTTGGACCAGTTACTTTAAATCCTGCCTTTTTCCTTGGTGGTTTTTCTCCATGAATAGGTTTTGTATGATATGAATGTAATACAACATTATCTTCATACTCATCATGTTGAGAAAATTTATCCAAAAAATATTTACCATTAAAATTCATTTCAATTATAACCTTAGATATACTTCCACCTAATTGATCAAAAACTATACCTCGTGTGACCTGAGCACAATTTTCTTCATCCTTTATATTATCCCTATACAAACCAACTTGTATGGCCCTAAACATATTCTTAATGGTCATCTCATTATTCTTAAGCTTTTTTAGTTGAACAATACTTTTTGGAACTATTTGAAAAATATTGCAAACATTATAATCATTATCTTTTACTTCTTCTTCATCTTTACCCTCTCCTGTGTCAATACTAACAATAAATCTATGTTCTTTTGAATTAAAATTTGCGTTTGGATCAAAATCTGGATGCCATTTAAGATTACGATATTGTAAATCATCTAATTTAGTTTTATTCAATTCATGAAAAACATATTCCTTTTCTATTTTTTTCATAAATAAAAGATCACTACCACTTAATAATAAATTAGACCCTGCGCGATTAAAATCAAGACCAAATTCTTGTCCAAAATTTTCTTCACCAAAGTCACCTATCATTTTTAAACGCCATTCTTCATCGTGACCAGGTACTTCCCACCAATCAACACGAATTGACATAAAGGAATTTAAACCTTTTTGTGCTTTTTCCCATATATCATAAAATACATTATCATCACCATTAGGTGTAGAAGAAATAATACATTGAGATATTTCTGATGATGCAAGTGTTGGATAAACAGATCTCCAGAAATCACGTGCTATAAAAGGTTGTATATGTGCAAATTCATCGGCATAAAGTACGTGAAGTGTAAAACCAATTTGAGCAGTTTTTGTAGTTGCTTGAGATGTAAGAAAACAACCATTATCAAGTCTCATTCCACCTGCTCCTACTGATATAATTCCAGGTTTTAAGAAAAATGGTAGGCCTTTAAATACGTCAGTTACTTTATTTACAATTTCAAAAGCAGTTGCTTGTTTATTAGCAAGAATTGCCAAGTTTCTATCATTATGGAAACATAAATACCAAGCAAAATATGCTGCTACGGTAGTAGTTTTTCCTGACTGTCTACTTTGCATCATTATCATATTTCGAACATTTGGTACTAAATCTTCTTCACCGGTTTCAAGTAGTTGTAATGTTTCTGCAGCTAAGGAAATTAAGATCTTTTTCTGAAAATCTCTTAATTTAACAGTTGTTCTACCAGCATCTGTTAGAAATCTACAATATTTTTCAATAAAATAAATAATATTTGTATAACATTTATGAAATTCATTAACTTCATCAGCAGTTGATTGCCATAAAATATTAGCTGCTTTTAA